CAAGCTCGCTCGCACGCTGTGCGCCATGCGTTACGGAGCCGATATGGCTGATGTTTACCGCAAATGGGTGGAGCGTGCCGTGGGCACGGGGGCGAAAAGGGGCGCCGTAAGCTCCGAAACTTGCCTTTTCCTTTGGCACGGGGAGAAGATTGAAGAAGAAACAAGCCGTGGGCGGTGACGATGCCGCCCACGGCTTGAGGTTTATAACGCAGCCGTCCGGCGCGGTGGAGTGCGGACGGCGCGGCAAAGTTAACGAATTTAGACAAAGTGGGCAAGGCTGTTTTTATATTCCTCCCCGAAATTTTTCGCCCAGCGTTCATGCACAAACAGCTTCTCAACACACTCCTTGGCGTTGTTGGTGGCTGACAGCGTTGATTTTATCCTCAGTTCGAGCAGCGCGGCGAAGTCCTCCGGGGCGTTGTATTCGCTGACGAACAAAGGATAATCCCTCGTGCGCGCCCACCGCCAAAAGGCTTCGTTGTCAAACTTCTCGCCGGGGTAAGCACTTGTCCCGGCGTAGGGAGGGTCGGCATATACGCAGGCGTTGTCGGGAATCTCCACCGACTTGTAATCAAGACGTGACGTTTCCAGGCTTTCCAGGCTTTCCAGGCTTTCCAGGCTTTGCAGGCTTTCCAGGCTTTCCAGGCTTTGCAGTCTTTCCAGGTCGACACGCCCTTTGATAGCCGCCCTCACATAGCGCATACGCTCTGAGCGGTCGGTAACACGTGAGAAGTCCTCGGGTAAGTTTATGCCGTAGGTCCGCAGCGGAGCGGTGTCAAGCAGCACCACGGCGTAGTGCAGCGCCCTCTTGTAATCCTCTATTTTGCATGAATAAAGATAATTCTTCTGATTGCCCCCGAAGCTCCAACACGTGCGCACGTATGGATCGCTGTCCTTGAGTCTAAAGAAGTCCTCATGGCTTATCCACCGCTTCTCGTCCTTGTAATATCCGTTGGCGGCCCTCACGAACATCCCGGGTATGTCGGAAATGTCGTTGGAAACGACACGCTTGTATTTTCCGCTGAGCAAGGCGCAGTGGCTCATAGCCATTCCTCCGGCGAAAAGGTCAACGAAAGTGTCGGCTGAGGGGAGAAAGCTAATCAACCGCTCGGCGATTTTGTTTTTCGAGCCCATGTAATTGACTCCGTATTTCTTAGGTTTCTTCGTTTGTGGGTTTCCCATCCTCTATTACGTAATTTTCAATTTGCCTGTCCTTTATAATCTCTTTTGGTATGTCAAGCATACTCTCGTCAGTGTAGCGCACTCCGTTGCTTTCGGAGTATTTGCGGTATTTGCAGTAGGCGCAATCGTCAAAAATGTCACCGTTGACCATCGCATTATGCACGAATATCCTCATGCGGCACGACTCGCATTGCTCGGGGAGATAACGCTGCGGTTTGACCTCGGCTTTCTCCATATCCTCGAACATTCCCACCTTGTCGGCAACCTTGAGGACAAGCACGGCTTCCTCGCCCTCAAGCCTGTCTATGTTTATGGCTTGCTCCGACGCCCATTTGATGAGTGCTTTGACGGCTGCGAGTTTTTTCCCTTCGATTTCCTCGGCTGAGAGACCGTCCACCGCTTTTTCGTTGCGCTTCTTGCTTTTGTCTCCGCTGACACCGAGGAACTCACGGATTTCGTACTTCAACGCTTCGGTGAACTTGACAGCCTGTTGGCTTGCGAAGAACTCTCTCGAGGTGACTTCGAGCAGCTTTGGATTGGAACGTAAATCCTCACGCACGAAAGTTGCGAAGATGTCGGTTTTTTTGCCGCCTGATATGACCGCCCACGCCAAAGCGTCCATCTCCTCGGGAGTGAGGTTGAAATTGCCCTTTTTTGGGCGTATGGGTATCATCGTCTTAGCCATTGCCGAATCTGTTTAGGTCGGATAGTTTGAACACCTCGGTTATATCTATCCCGTAAAGGTGCCGCATGAGCTTCTTTTTCAGTACATACTCGTGGGGAAGCATGGAGGGACTCGCTTTCACGTCCACCACGTACACGCAGCCGTCATGCGTGAAGCGGAAGTCGGCTGTGTAGGTGGTGGCGCGGTAGACGCATCTCTCGCACACTTTATCCTTTGTTTTGAGGTGTTTTACGTATTTCTCCGTGATTTTCGGAATAATTTCGTAGGTCGGCTGCAACTCAAGGGATTGTATAAACCCTCCGTCCTCGAAATTTTTGAGGATTGCGTAAGCGTCCCCCTCTTTTTTTGAGTCGAACGTTATCCCGTCCCTCTCAACTTTTGAATTGTGGTACTTCTGCCCTTTTTTGTGTCCGAATATCATTGGGAGATGTCCTTTCTATCCATATTGTTGTCTACTTTGGCTGTGGGTTCGTAGGGATTCTCCCCATCGTCCGACTGCTGCTTCTGCTGTGCTTCCTGTGCGCCTGACGCTCCAAATTTGGATTCCGCGTCGGCTTGAGCTTCGAGCGGAGTGTATGCTTTGAGATACAAATCACGTATTTTCTCCTGTTCCACGAGTTTCGAGTCGTTGATATATTGGAGGTCAAGCATACTGCGGGCGTTCTCTTGCGACAAAACTCCGGCGTAGACAAGCTTGGTGGCGTTCTCAATCTCCTCGGAGGTGTTGTTGGGAATCCAAAAATCGGGGTATATGGATATTCTGAGGTCGTTGAACTGCTCCTGTTTGTCCTCAACCCTGCCGACAAGCTCCTTGAACACCCCCATGGCGTGTTTGAGCGGCTTGAACAGATAAACCCACATTAGTTGGCAGTACTGTAGTTCGGGAGTGAAGAGAATCTTTATGGTGGTGCTTGAATCCGCCCCCGATTTCAAGATTTCGGGTTCGATGTAGACGCTCATCATGGTGTTTTTGATGTCGTTCCACTTGGTCGTGAGGTTAAGCGTGGCGATGTTGCTGGCGTCCGCCGGTTTTATCTGCTCCACACTGGAAGCTTTAAGGTTCTCCGCACTTCCTTTGAATCCGTAGACCTTACGCCCGAATTTCCCCTGGGGAGGGAGCGAAACCACTTGCTCGGCTTTGATTAGCATATCGGGGAAAGCTCCCTCTTTGTACTCCTCGGCAACGAAAGTCGCCGCACGCTCGTAGGACTCGATGTTTAACTGCGAGCTGCCGCTGCGCAGGTCGGGCAAACGGAAGTAGGTGCAAGGGTTAACGTTGTCGGGGGTCTGTGTGGCAACGTCCGCAATGCAGACGAATCCGTCCTCGGAACGGGATTCCACGGCTGTGACTCCTCCGGCACGCTTGACCCATCCTTTGACTTTATCCCACAATCCGCTGTTGTCGTCTCCGCTGTCGTTGGCGGCGACCCATGTCTGCACCCTGTCGGCGGTGAAGATGTCCGCAGCCACCCTGCCCTCCAGCGAGTATTTACGGACATAGACGGGATTGCGCTTTTTGTCGGTGTGGCGGAACAATCTGTCTCCGTGGAGAAAGGAGAACACTTTGTAGTCTATGTCTTTGCCATTGTCGGTGGTGAACTGGTAAAGCAACGCTTCGCAAGTGTAGCTCAGCGACACGCACACTTCCATAAAAGCGGTGGTGCTGATACCCACACGGTCGCGCCACGAGCAAAGGGTGTCGAAAATATCCTTGGCGTTCTTTGTCTCGTTGGCAATGCCGAAGCCTTTGCCCGCCATGTGTGAGGAAAAGGCGTTGGCTCCCCGTTTCTGCACTCCGAACGTGGTGACTTCGATGTCGTCATAGTGATCGATCGCCCACTTTTTCTTTGTCGGGTCTTTGGGGTCGGGTTTGACCGCCCACACCGGGCATGAGGACTGCATCTCCGCCATTTGCGGGTGCGCGGAGGGTTCTATCTCCCTCATAAAGTCCTCCTCGGTGAGGTAGATTTCGCCCGGCACGCTGCGCCCCGAGGGGTAGAAGTAGTAGCAGTTGTCGGTTCTGTGCGGCTGCACGGGTCTGACGTATGTGTCGGGGACACGTCTGACCCAAAAAGGTTTTTTGAAATAATCCGTTATCTTCATATTTTAGCTAAAAAATGATGTGTCGTAATCTGTGGAATAGAATCCGTCGTAAGCGCACTCCTCAATGACGGGCGCGGCTTGCTTTCTCGGTTTTGCGTCAAGCTTGAATCGGGAAAACAAGGCGATTGCGTCCATGAGGTTCGGCGATGAGCGGAATTTGGTCTTATATTCCTCCTTGGAATAGTAATATATCTTCTTGTTGCGTGTGGTGGACCGGAACACGTTGATTTCTTGGTTGAGAATGTCCGCCAGTCTGCGTGTCCCTCCGTTTTTGCCGTAAGGCAGCACCTTGTCGGGCGCTATGGCGCAAGATATGTCGCCGCGCTCGAACATAACTTTGAGTTTCCCGAGCAGCTGCGAGCGTAGGTTGAAGTACTGCTCCATGGTCACGGGGTTTCCGTCAGCGTCCACCTCTTGGATCGCACGGCTGTTGGCTGTCACGGGGATTCCCGAGGTGTAGGATTTGAGGTAATAGCCTATTCCGGTGGCGTCGAAAGCGAAGTTGCGCATGGGTACCTCGTACTCTTTGAGCGTGCGGTCTATCCAATCAACCAGTTCGAGGGCGGTGCCGCGGAAGAAGCGGAACGCCACCATGCGGCTCCCTTTCCATATCACCATCGGGCAGTCGTCACTCGCCAAATCACCGCCGGAAACATCCATAGTGGCACGCATCTCGGTGTCGTCCACGTCTATGGGGTTTGAAAAAAGGCTGCGCACCATTTCCCTCGTCACCTCGAGGGTTTCTTTCTCCACCGGACCGAAGTATGCCCCTTTGTTTATGGCACGCTGTTCGGAGCCGAGGGCGTGGAGGTTGGCGATTGACTGCCCATGGGTGGCGGACACGAGAATTTTGTTGTCGGCTGCTTCTCCGGTGAACATGGTGAACGACTTGACGATGTGGTTGATGGTCACTCCGGCTTCCGCGTCCTTTTCGGAGATTACTATGTTAGCCGCCCTCGCCACATCTTCGGGAGTGTCGCCCCAAATAATATCCTTCGGGGTCGTTCCGGCATTGTACCAGTACCGTGTCACTCCGTTCATTTTCAGATTGAGGTACCAGTCGTCAGTGAGGTATCCGGCGTCACGCAGCATTTGTGTCGTCCAATGGTCGTGTTCGGGGTTGAACGATAGAACCATCTGAGGAATCGTCCCCGAAGCGTCACGGTTTCTTCCAAACCAGTAGGTGAACATTTTGAAGTCTTTAATCTCCGTGGCTTCATCAATGCATATATAGCTCGCCTGTACTTTCTTAGCGTAGTCCTTGAACTCCTCCCACTCCGAAGGGTTGAACGTGTTGAAATTGGAGTGGATGAGCCGAAAGATGGAGTTGTATCTCGCCCATCGGAACGCCGGGTAGTCAGAGGTGGAGTAGTCGCAGTCGGCGAAATTGCCGAGAACCTCCACTGCGTCACGGAATATGGAACTGCCTTTTTTACTGTCTTGCAGACGCACGGAGATCATGACACCGCTGTAACCGAAGCGTTCGATGCCGTACAACCCTTTTATATCCATGCAGTAGGTTTTGCCCATAGACATCGCCCCGCACATGAAAATCAGATTAGAGTCGCAATGGCATACTTTTTCTTGGAGGTTCCGCTGCGGCATAAAGTCTATTTTATCCCGTAATTTGAATCCACCCACGATGCTGTAACCTTTGTCGGCTACGGTCGGGTCTCTCCGCCGCACCTTGGGGTATAATTGAGGATATGTCAGGTTTCTATTAATTATCCGCAAAGACATAAGTGCTTATTTTTTTACAAATATAGCACATTTTCTTTGAAGTATTACTTTAAGTTATTATATTTGCAAAATATTTAGACAGAACCTAACATATTCCGAATAATATGCTTAACAAAATCAAGGAAGCACTGCAACAAGGGTATCCAAACTTGGGGCTAAGTGAAAAGGCTTTTGAAGGGGTAGCCGCTTTCGTACAAACCTACATCAAGGACGAAGCCGACATTGCGGGTTTCGTCAAGGGGGAGGTTGTGGAGAATCTCCTCAAAACGTTTCAGAGCGAATCCGACAGAATCCGCGGCAGCTATGCCCGTGAGCAGAGGAAGAACCCCGAAACAAAGGCTTCGACAGAGACGCAGCCAACAATTTCGACCGACCAACAACCAACGGCGCAGAGCTTGAATCTCGAAGAGATTATCACAAGGGCCGTTGCCGCAGCCACAAGCAGCAACAACGAAATCATCGCCGGACTCCAACGCCAGCTTGAGGACTTCAAGCACGAGCAGGCGGCAAAGGAGGCGTTCGCGGCAGCCAAACAGCGGTTCGACACCAACGGATGGGTCGGCAAATACTCCGAGCAAGCGGAGATAGCGTGGGACAGAGCGGTGGAGAAGAACGACCTCACGGGCAAGAATATGAACGGGGAGGACATCTACAAGACCGCCATGGACTATTTCGGAAGCATGGTGCGCAAGAAAGGTGCCGACGTCAGCAAGCCTTTCGACAGCTCGGAGTCGGTGGACAGCAAACCGGGTTTTGACAGACTTGTGGCGAGACTTCAAGCCGCCGGGAAACTGCCCGCCACAGAATCAAATGTTTAACTAAACTTAACTGAGAATCATGGCAGTGTACGGAAATTCCTACAACAACACTCGCTCGGACGCTTCAATCACGAGAACCCCGGTGTTCGGTGGTGACGTGAGGTTGTATCCGTCCGGCGCCTATGTCCCCGTGGACTCCACGAACACCGTGGGCAAGGTGTACCCAGCCGGAACACCCGTGACCGTAAGCAAGGTCGGGGAAGCTCCGACCTTCAACGGGGGAAAACCCACCGGGCTGCTTTATCAAGACGTGACCATCGGCAACAACGGAGCGTCTGTGGATATTGTGGTCAGCGGTGAATTTTATCAATCCCTCTCCAAGGCGGAAATCACCGAGGAGCAGGAGGAGTATCTTAATGGACGAATCACATTTATCAAGGAGGGCTAATCATGGATAGACTAAACGGCATCGCTACAA